CCAAAATTACCATTATTGTTAAAAACTGTATTGCCGCCAGTTCTTAAAATTATATCACCATTCTGTGCATCATCATACAAAGCAAATGTTCCATCTCCTGAACTATCTTCATACACTTGTGCTAACAAATTAGCATTTGCTGACCTAGTAACTCTGAAAGGAGTACTATCTGTAGATGCACTTTTAACATCTAAAGGACTAGCAGGTGAAGTTGTGCCTATACCTAAACCTGTACCATTTATTTTCATAGCATTACCACCGTTAGCTATAAATTGTAATCCTCCAGTAGCACCAACTATTCTATCACCACTATAGGTTGAACCTCCTGCACTAAATGCTACATCTCCAACAATGTGAAGAGGTTGTGCTGGTGAAGCTATGTTTATACCTACTCGTTTATTATCACCATCAATTTTCATTATTAATGCTTCTGTGCCACCACTATCTTCTGCGTGAAATTGATAACCTTGTCCGTGGTCTAGATTACGGAAAACGACATCTCCACCAGAAGACCTACCTTCAAGGACAACGTTGCCATTGAAAGATGAACTACCATCATTGTTGTGATAAATATCTATACCTTGATTACTATCAGCAGAACCTGCTCTAAATCTAGAACCGCGTGGAATGTCAAGGTCACCTTGTACTGTCATTTTACTGTTTGGTGAACTATTTCCTATACCGACTTTACCATCACTCTTTACAGTTATTCTAGCAGTTGCAGCAGTCATAAGAGTAAGTTCGTTTGCAGCTGTCCTAGACATACCTGTATCTGGGTCATCAACGAAACCGTAGTTAGCTTCTCCAGAAGTTGGTGTTAAATCTAATAAAGGTCCACCACTTGTTGCTGAATAAAGTTTACTTGCATCTAAATGTAAACGTGGATTGCTTGAAATGTAAAAATCCATCCTATTACTGTATCTATAGAATCCTAATGTTGAATCTCCACCAATAAATAGTTTAGTGTAATTGGAATCGCTAGCCAGCCGTACAGTTTCTCTCCCTTCTGTTATAAGGGATAAAGTACCAGCAGCTGCTCTACCCATTCCTGTAGTGACGTCATTGTTGAAAGTAAAAACTGGGTTAGTAGCTGAAGGAGCTTCATTACGCATAGAAGCGCCGTTTGTTTGGTCGCTTCGGAAATGATTTCCATCAACCATAAATTTAGTACTGTTTTCTATTCTGAAATTTATAGGCATCGAAGATTTAGCATTTAAGTAAGTTGTACCGTCGTCTTTTTGTAATAATGCATATCCACCCGTGTTCGCTCTTTGGTCATAGTGTGAAAATGAAGCGTAGTCTGAAAAGTTATAACCAATAACAGCATTACCTATAATAGCGCTAACATCTGTATTAGGAGCAACTTCTAACTTCTCATTAGGTGCAGTTGTGCCTATACCTAATCGCCCGTTAGCTGTATCTAAACTCATTTTGGTAGAAGTTGCATTTTTAAAGTTAATGAAATGAGAGTCAGTAAACTCAAATGCAGCAATACTGTCATCCCTTATCATCATTCGCGGATTGCCATCAGCTGCACTATACATTGTAAATTCTTCATCGAAAAACATATTGAGGTCATTGTGCGAATCAATTCTTATATTATTACTACCAACACTTAATAACTGTAAATCTCCAGAAGAGGCTCTAATGTTAGCAACGGCATCTCCAGTAGCACCAACTGAACTTGGGAACATTTCAAGGAAACTACCTGCGTCAAAACTACCATCACTAGCTACCGACCTAAGTCTAAACGACCGACTGTTTGCACCATCTATCCATACATCTGTATAAGAATTACCTGCATACAAGGCCAAACCTGCACTACCAGATATTATACTGTATTGGTTATCTCCGGATACTGCAAAGTATGGGTCTATAACTATACTCTTACTACTGGCCTCTGCCCTAATATTACCAGCTACGTCTAGTTTTTCAGCAGGTGAAGTTGTGCCTATACCTAAACTTGTTCCTACATAATTTAAATTGTCAACGTGTAAAGCTGAGTTACTTCCTAAAGATATAGCACTATTTTCTGTCACAATATATCTATTAGTATCGTCATCAGATAGTTGTATGTTTGCTCGATTATCAGTAGATGTGAATCTTACTACATTGTCAGTGCCTCCTGAATTAACATCTAAATGTCTAACAGGGTCGGTTATACCTATTCCCAACTTACCATCTGTGTCTATGTTTATGTTTGTAGTAGCTATTTGACTTGTTAACCCTAAAGATAGTGTTGAGTCTTCTGCTACTATACTAGCAGTTGTATCGTCGTCTGCTACTTGAATCAATCCTCTATTATCTGTCGATTTAAATAATGCCTGTGTATTACTAGCTGATTGTACGTGAAAGTGTTCAGAAGGTGATTCTGTGCCTATACCTATGTTACCCGTTCTAGCAATAAAATGTTGAGTTGAACCACCATCAGTAGACAGACCAAACCAACCAGCATCGCCTTGTGTTAGTTGAATGTCATTAGAAGCGTCAGGATTGTCAAACGTAAGTTTAGGGCTGTTTCCTCCGGATTCACCCAATAATGTAGTTCTATAAGCTGAACCATCTAAATTCATCATTTCTGCACCATTATCAGGCATCAATTTCAATTGAGAACCAACAGATAATATTCTAGTATACTTGTGTGAACCTGTTGAATAACTATCACCAACTCTTATTTCTCCTATACTATCTGTTGAAAAGAAATTAGCTACAAGATTTGTATCTGATGCATTAACGTGTAATCTAGCTCCGTTGACGGTAGCTGCTTCACCTCCTAAAGTAACGTCACCTCCAGAAGTAACTCTTAATCTTTTATTAGCGAAACCGTTAGTAGAAAGAAATACTTCATTATTTCCTTCTGTTACTAAACCAAGGTATCCACCGTTCTTTGCTCGTATACCAAGCGAAGATTCATAAGTTAAATCATAATCAAAGAATTTAAAATCTCTAGTTCCACCAGTTCTAATAACGAACGTTTTATCTGGACTAGAGTTATTTATTCCTACCCTATCATTAGAAGAGTCTACTTTTAACGTATCTGTATCGACTGTCAAATCGCCTGATATTGTAGCTGAAGTTAATGTTCCAACACTTGTTAATGAAGAACCTACAACTGTAGAACCTAAAGTTGTTTGATTCAAAACGTTATTAGCGTTAATCCTAAATGATTTACCAGATGCAAGTTCAATGTGTTCTGATGCAGTCCAACTGTCTGTAGAATCTATCCAGTTGAATGTTTTGTCGGTAGTTCCTTTTAATGTAATACCTCCACCATCAGCCGTTACATCTGTAGGACTACTAACTACACCCAACTCAATGTTCTTGTCTTTAACACTGAGGGTTGTACTGTCGATTGTAGTTGTTGTTCCTTGTACTGTTAGGTTACCTGCTATTGTAGTGTCAGTAGCGATTTTTAAAATACCAGAGCCTACTCTAGCAGGGTTGATATTCATATCTGTGCCATCGTAATAAATGTCTGCGTCTCCACCCTCTCCTACTAATAAACCGGGGGAACCGTCTTTATCTACGTGAAGATAACCTTCTGTCAGCACACTGCCACTAAATTTAGCGTGCAAATCGTCTTGTAATGATAAAACTTCATTACCATCGTATTGTAAAAATCTAAGTTGTTTACCATCTGTTAATGGTTTAAAGGTAGTGTGCCCATTACCATCAACTGTTAAATCTAAAGCTTGTGCATCGTTAGCTCTAAATCTTATAACGTTATCTGTAGTAAAGTCTATGTAATTATGTGGACCTCTACCAATATATCCACTAATTGTTTGATTACCCGTTAATGCTAAAGTCGAACCATCAAAAGTTAAGTTAGCTTCGGTTGTTACTGTACCATCAGCATCATCTGTAATGAGTCTGTTAGCACCACCACCAAATCCTACTTCTGTTAAATCTAAAGTTACTGCATCCGCAGACACGTCCAATCCTGTGCCTACACCTACAGCTAAAGTAACTGCCCCTGAATTACCACCGCCCGTTAATCCGTCACCTGCGGTAACTCCAGTAATATCACCAGTGGGTAATATACCTGATAAGTCTACAGTCCTTTGTGGTTGACTGTTAGATTGATTTAATTGTAATGTATTGCCATCTAATGCTAAACTACTTACACTTGAGCCTGTTGATACTCCTGCTTGTATTTTTCTCTTTCCGTGAGCTTGTGGTTTTGGGTTTAGTGGCATTATAATATACCTACGCTAAGTAGGTTAAAAAAGATTGTGGGGGTTTTTATACAGACCCCCAACTGTGAACCTACTCCGAAGAGTTGATTATCTAGATATCTAATCGTAGAAAATTACACCAGTTTCTGGTTTTGTAACTTTCAGACCGTATCTCATTGACATATATGAACCGACGATTCCGAAACCGGGGTTTGCTTCCTCGACAGTCATTGCACGTCTTTCGACGTAAGCCATTGGTTTTGCTGACATATCAAATACACCATAAGCTGTTGGTGGGATGTATGCATTGACATAAATGTTCAATCCAAACAATGAACCAACTAATCCAGTGGCTGCTGTATCTCTGATACCACCCAAAGCATCTGAACCTCCCCTGATAGGTGAGTTAGCTGCTCCGACTGCTGCAGAGAAGTCTGCTAAGTCCAATAGAGTTTTGTAGTGTTTTGGTGAAATAACGACTGTATCTGCGTTGTAACCGTGTTGTCCGATTAACTCGATAGCAAGTGTTAAGTCAGCTAGCGTAACAGTTCCGTTGGTTGTTGCTTCTTGATAGTGAGTTCTGGCTAAGTCTGCTGCTGCGGTTAAACCGTAGTCGACGTAGCGTCCACTTCCAGCTGCTGCTTGAGCTGCTGTACCACTACCAATGAAACCACCGTACAAGTTGACTGCAAAGTCGTTAATTCCTGAGGAACCAACTTCTGCATCTTGTTTATCGATACTTACGTTGCTAATACCTGTTTGTAGGTCTGCATCTCCAATACCGAATAAAGCGTAGATGACGTGCTTAGACATATGTCTGTCAACTGCTCTGCGTGCTTCGTTTAATGCAAGTTCAACTTCGTTGAATCTTGAGTCTTCTATCATTCTGCGGGTTACACCTACTGCAATACCCCACTCTCTGACTGCTACTCTCTCGGAGCGCATCTTTGTGTGTTGGTATTGTGGAGTGCTTCCTTCATCAATTCTTTCTAAGTTCATAGAAGGCATTGCGAATGTTAAGTCTATATCTCCGCCAGTGTCGGTTGTCATTGTTTCAGTGAACATTTGAAGTGCTGGAAGGTCAGTTACTTTGTAGTCTTGCAAAGCGTCTTTGTAGTCTACTAGAACTCTCTCTCCGGTACCTCCGGTTGCGTTATACGCACCGACATTGTTGGACGTTAGTATTCCATCTTGTGTTGTTACCATATTTAATTACCTCTTTAGAGAAGGACGACCTTCACTACTCCTCCGCTGATTGCCTCAAGTGCAATAGCTTCTTTCTCATCGGCTGCTGCTGTAATTCCGAACTTACCGGTAGCATCTGCTGACAGGATAGACCCTGCTACAATACTTCCTTGTCCGTTTACGTTACAGACGACTCCAGCTCCAGTTATCACGTTACACATATTGTCCATACCGGATGCAGCTGTTAAAGCTACTCCGACACAGGCTGCTCCACTAGTTGCTGCTGGTTTGACTTTCCCATTAGAGTGTATCTGTAGGGGGTCTCCTGCTGCGACAGTAGCGTGGATTTGTAATGGTATAATTCGTGCTGGTGCTCCACCATCATTTACTAATATTTCTGTTGCCATATTTATTATTTCCTATATTTATTTCCTGTTCAAACGGATTCTTCCGTCTACCATAGAGAACATTCTCTCTACTTCAGGTTCGGCCTCTACGGCCTTTTCTTCTGAATCCTTTGCGATTCCCTTACCGAAAGTTTTTTCTGATTCGGCAGGTTCAGGCAATGATTCTAATGCTTCGAAGAAACCTGTTAATTTGTTATCTTCCCAACCGAATAGTTCTTCAGTACGGGCATCTTTGGACTCTTCTCCGAGTTTTCCGAAAAGAAGTTCTTTAGAGACGACATTTTTAACCAAAGCTGTTTTTAGCTTTTTGGCTTCTTCTGCCTTCCTTGCTTCTTCTGCGGTCTTAAACTCTTCGATAGAATTCAAAGCATCATTGTACTTCTGCTCCAATTCGGAGTGGTTGGATGTCAAATCTTCCAGTTGTTTCTTAACTGAAGCAAACTCTCTCTCTGTTATCTTTTCAGATTCTGTTTTTACGACTTCCTCACTCATAGTATCGACCTCTTTGTCTTCACCGTTGTGGTCACATCCACACGCACCTTCACTAGGACCGTTACAACCGCAATCTTCTTTGGTTGCAAATTCCTTCTCTGATGTGTGTGTTGCACATTCCGTGTCAATCTTACATTCCCCACAGACGGGTGTTGCAATCTCATTATCTATAAACGAAACTTCTACGGGTCGGATATTTGTTGCGTACGAATCGCCCATAACATCAACGTCTTTTGAAAACCAATCAACGCTAACGTTAGTAATATCCCCGTCTTCCACTTTCTGTATCACTTCTTTCATTCTGGCTGTTGGTTCATAAATCTGCGCCAACATAGATATTGCTACCTTGCCATCTTCCATCTCTTCAATCTCAGGGTTAATAGCCTTCCCAAGTAAATCCTCAGGAGTCCTTTGATGAGTATAATATATTGGTAGTTCATTGAACTTCTCCAAGCTTTCTTTAAGTATACTAGGTTCTATAAACACAGTTTGTTCTTCTCCTTCAACTTCATAATCGTGACGACCAGAAGTTAAAGCACGAACTGGGAATTCCCACATATCTTCAGTATCCTTTTTAGATACACTAAGTGCTTCTTTATCAAATTCAAAATTCATAGCAAATGTTTTTTGGGTCTCATCTGATTTAGAAACACCGAATTCCTTTTCTTCGCCATTGTTATCTGCCCACATAGAGCACATATTCTGAGCTACAATCTCTGCATTCTCTACACCTTTTTTGTTAAGGCGTGGTTTTAATCCTATTACACATTTTTCGTAAGCATTCACGCTACTACCTCCACAACCTCTTCTTCAGTGCGTTTCCCTGTCTGGTTTTTAGATAGTCTCTGTTCTGTTCTTTGAGACTCTTCTTTTTTGTCTTGGTCTTTTCCACCAGAAATATTTACTTCAGCGGCAGTTGGTTGTTTTTCTACTACTCCTTCAGCATCTAAACCTCTTTCTTTTCTAACTTCACTAGGTGCCAAGACACCTTCTGATAGATATATCATATCGGTTTTTGCCTTTGTGAATGCATCATCTACATTCAAGTGTCTGAAAACAAATTTAACATCGTCTCCAAACTGTGGCATTAGTTGTGAATTAATAGCAGACTCTACTGCTTTTTGTAAATATTTAACGTAAGGTTCAAAAACCGGGCGAGCTTGCTCCGGTTGTGTAAACATAGTTCTTGGTACTTTAAGAGCTATATGTATTTTATCTAGTATATCATCTGTATACTTACCATATTCAAAGGCTCTATTTGTACCTTCTATTTCTTTTATTTGTATATCATTACCGTGAATTATATCTTCACCGGGTTCTAAAGAATTAAATGCATCAACAATTTCGTTAATCTTATCAGGGCCATAGGGCATATCAGGCAACCCACAGGAAATGTCGAAACGTGATACCGCATATTTATTCAGAGCTGCTCCAATGTCTCGCTCTGCATAGTCTTTTAGGTCTACTAAGTATAAAATAGTATGTATATCAGATAAACCATAAGCGTAATCATCAAAAGGATTGTTTTGTAGTTCTACAATTTCATCAGGGTCAAAACGTACATCTTCTGCATCGTTTCCTATATTCTGATAATAATACATTAATTGTCCGTGTTCGTTTCTCTTCACGTACATATTTTGTGAAGAGCGTAGAACTAGGTTGTCTCCAGTCCATTCTAAATAACCTGAACCAAAGATTCGAGCGTTGCGTAGCCAACCATAGATTGTCATATCAATATTGATATCAACAAACATCTTTGTTACTTCTTCTCTTAGTTGTTCGTCTTCAGTAACAATATCAAAACCATCCTTTACTGCATATAAGCAAGGAAGGTCAATCAACGAACGTACAATTGGGTCTGATAAATAAACATTCATATAGGTTCTGTTGTCACCTATGTGCTGTTCATAATTCCTGTTACCATAATTATTGGTAAGTTTCAACCTTCTTATTACACCTGCGCCAAAACCACGTGGTTCATCCTTTGGAGTGTTAGGATTAGAACCCACCGTAGCAAAAACGCGGCGTATCCTGTCGGCTAGACCCATTTGCTATCACAATATATAAAGTTTCGCTAGTATATAAAATTTTGTTCAAATACCACGCATAAACCGCTTTTTTGGAGCAGAACGACGTCTTCCGCTAGTAGTTATACCGCCTCCGCCGTATCTACTTACTGGTTTTCTTGTACCACGCTTTCTAACATTAATTGTACCCAACATACTGTCTGCTGGTAACATAGATAAAGCTGCGTGTACACCTAATACACTACTATCACAATAATCATCGTGCTTGTTTGATGGTGCAGATATTTTCTCTGTTTTTTGAGAAGCATCCATAACGTATTCTAAGTCTACGTGTTCACGATACCACTTCCACATTAGTTTTTTGGCGGTTCCTTCTTGTCTTTCGATGTCAGGTACCTTGATAAGACCCTGCTGAACAAAAGATACAAAATCCCTGTAAGCATATGTTTTACTACCTTTAGCTCCTCCAGTAAATACGAACGGTATGAAATGTATACTCAATGGTATACAAGCCATTCTTATTTCTTGCTCGACAGCACCTCCAATACCTGTAGCGTCGATAATAACGCGAGCCGCATTAAAATCAACAGCGACATCCATAATACGACTTCTTTGATAAGGTATATCGTGCCCCCCTGACTTAGGTCCGATTTCTTCCAAATATAATAATCGTGCAATATTGTTGTCAGGTCCTTTTTCAGTCCTCCATACACTAATAACAGTAGAATTAACAGATTTCCCAATGTCAACAGCCACAGTATTATTTGTACCTGTCTCTCCTGCTTCGTCAGCGGCGTCGGGGGTAAGTAGTTGGTAGTCATCAAAACACTCTCGTAGTCCGGTTGGTGTAAATACATTAGATATACTCTCCACAAATTCACATTCGTATTCTGTTTTCCAGTGCAGGGAGTCCTCTCCCCATTCTAACATTTTATTCAACATATCCTCTTCATCATATGGTGGACTGTATGCCTCACCTTTTATGATTGCGTCTTTCCAAGTAAAGTGCAAACGACTGAAAGTGTCAGCATACCCCTCATCAAATAAATATCTGTACATATGATTCTCCTTACTTTTAGGAGTACCCAGATTGATAAACGGTGCTTTGTTTGCGACTATCGCTGGCTCTACATTATCGATGAACAACTCATCTGATATTAAAGGTGACTCGTCAACTATTAAAAGTGTTGGGTGCTGCCCACGAATGGATTGTCCTTGATTGGAGGGCGCCACCGGCGCCCGACGCAAGATAGTACCACCCCGCATTTTGATATGCGGTTTATTATGTAGTTTATAATTATCTACTAAGGAATCTAAAAATGTATTATCTTTAAAATGTCTGTACACATAATTGAAAATCAGGGCGGCTTGGTCTTCTGTAGGGGCTAAAACAAACACAAGGTCTCTGAATCTCTTAAAAAACATAAAAATAACGACTGCAATTGACAAAGCCCACGATTTACCACTACCTCTAGGTGCTAATATAGCTAATTTACGGTGTTTTTCAGGATTTCCATCAGGATATGTCAAAGATTGCACAATTATCTTCATTTGTAGTGGTCTAACACGCAATGGTCGTTGTTTTGCATCCAAAAGGTACGTTTCGCAGAAAGTTCGTACTAACTTTTCCATTTTCTTTGGATGTTTGCGTATTTCTTCAAAAAACTTCTCTAAATTTTGCGAGTCGAATCTATTCTGACCCGTCAGAGCTGCTTTCATTTCTTTCTGGTTCTTTACTGGTATCATCTTCTAAATCTCCTAAGAAGTTCATAAAATTTTCGGTCTTTTGTTCTACCAAAGTAGGTATTTCAATATTAAGAGCGCGGAACTCAGTGTGAATATCCTTAACAATCGTGTTGCGTTGTCGCAATAACTCTGTTCTAGCGTCAACATCCCGAATAGATATAAGAATTTCTTCCCAAAGCAAGTCTTCAATTGCAAGATTTCGTGCCAGAAGTATAACAAGTTCTTTATGACGTTCATATTCTCCTTCTCCAACACGTTGTCTGAGTCTGGTTTCGTATTCTCGGACTGTTTCTTCTACCATTTTACCTTATTAGCCCAATACGCTGCACTCATTTTTCCTTTCTTTATATTTTTAGCGTGACGTGCTTTGAATGATTTACGTCTTGCCTTTTGTCTTGCAGACTCACCTTTCTTAGGTTTACCTGCTGTTCGGACTCCTTGTTGTCCAAATCTAATAAGTTTAGTTTTATCACCCACTTTAGCAACAACTACGTGTGATTTCTTAGGGTGATTAGGAGTTCTTTTTGGTTTATTGTATCCTGATACTCCTGCTCGTGTTAATTTACCGTCTTTTTTCTTTTTTGGTGCCATTATTTACCTCTCTGTGTTCTTGCTTTAGCCTGTGCCTTCTTAGATAGTTCTCCATAATGAAAAACTCTCTTTGATGACTTAGTATGACTTTTACCAGAGTGTATTTGTCCATTGGGCATCTTATGCACTCCACCTTTGAATACACGTCCATCTTTCAAGTAGTGTTTTCTCATTAGTATTTCCTCTTCATTGTCTTTTTCTTCTTTTTTGTAGGTTTCTTTTTCTTATAAGTTTTGTAAGCCATTATCTCGACCCCCTTACTGCCTTTCTAATTTTCTTAGAATATTTAGCCCGGCTACCTACTCCCCCAGCTTTGCGCTTTTTACGATTAGTAGCTGCCTTTTGACTTTTTGTTAATCTTGACCTAACTCTTTTAGGTAAGTATCTTCCTCTTTTAGATTTAGGTTTCTTTCCGTCACCCTTTGTGACGTATCCCCAATCTTCATTTGTCCACTTTTTTAGTGACCTTTGTGATTTTTTCATACGGGAGGACATTACTTGTATCCCCCACCTTTAGCCTTATATTGTTTAGCTAACATCTGAGCTTTTCTTGCAGACCATTGACCCGGTGAACCACCTTTGCTACCTGCTTTAATTCTTAAAAATAATCTACGTCTCATACTAGGCATAGTATAGTTACCTGCCTCGTTGACTCTAGATTTACTCTTCTTCTTCGGCGCCATCTAAATCAACTTCATCTTCTAAACAGTTAGCCATCAAGACTTCCAATAATTCGTGAAGTCCTTTGACTTGCTTTGATAATTCTGACATTTCGAAATCGTTCATTTTTTACCCTTTCCTTTTTTTGCAGCCTTCTTCTTGGCTGGTGCTTTTGCCTTAGGTTTTGCTTTTGGCTTTTCTTCCACGACTGGCTTTGCCTTGGCTTCTAGATTAGCGGCTATCTTTTCTTGTAAAGATATATCTGTAATCTCTCTTGCACAGCAAGGCCAGTGGTGTATTCTGTTTAAGTCTGTTAGCAGATGTTCTCTGCCGCACATAGTGTATTCACATTTGACCATCATAGTTGTCACCATTTTTAATTATGCGATTATAACATATAAATGTTTCGGTCACTTTTTGCTTTGCATCTTATGTTCTTGGTCTTGTGCTTTAGATTCTATATCTTGAGCTTGTTTCAATACAGCGTCATTATAATCAATAACTGACTGTGCCTTTACTTTATAGAACGCGGTTTTCTCTGCTTGTTCCTGTTTCCAAACATCTAAAGCGTCTTTGATAATCAAGAGGGCTGGCCCACCTAATATAGCTATCAAAGTTGTGTATGCTTCGATGTTCTCAAGAACTTG